CAAGTGCAGCCCCGACAAGCAGCACCGCGAATACCTGTGGGCGCGTAAGTTCGCTGAACGGCTGGAAACTGCTCTCAGGGCAAAGGGCTTCAACTCCCAGCGCATAGTCACCGAGAATTGGGACGTGAGTATCAGGGAGCGTGTGCGGAGGGTAAACACCGTCTGCCGCGAGTTCGGTACTAAGAACTGCATCCTGATCTCCGTGCATAACAACGCGGCTGGCTCCGACGGCAAGTGGCACAATGCCCGTGGCTATTCCTCTCACGTTTCCCTGAACGCTTCTACCCGAAGCAAGAAGCTGGCCACTCTCCTGACGGACAGCGTGGCGGCTCAGGGTATCACCGTCCGCAACCAGCTTCCCAAACAGCACTACTGGCCTCAGAACCTCGGAATGTGTCGCGACACTAACTGCGCTGCCGTGCTCACCGAGAACCTGTTTCAGGACAACCGCGAGGACGTAGCCCTGCTGAACGACGAGGCTTTCCTGTCGAAGCTGGAGGCGGCTTATATTGACGCAATAACCAAGTATCAGAAGGAACTATGACAGAACAGGAACAAAAGGATGCACTTATGCGTCTGCAGATGTATAATCAGACCCGCTACGGCAACGAGGGCTGCGGAACACCGCTCTACCTCATGGCGATAGCAGCTATCGTGTGGGTGCTCACCTCCTGCGGCTCCACTAAGCCCCTCGCGGGCACGGACACGCATGAGAAAGATAGTACACGCGTGGAGGTCAAGATTGAGACCGTCTACGTCACAGACACCTGCTATGTCGAGATACCCGCTCAGACTGCCGAGCGTGAGACCAAGGACAGCGTGAGCCACCTCGAAAACGACTACGCAACTTCTGACGCTCGTATCAACCCTGACGGAACGCTCTTTCACTCGCTGGCCACCAAGCCCCAGCAGAAGCCTGTCGAGTATCAGAAGCCTGTTGAGCGGAAGGATAGCATAGTCTACCGTGACCGCGAGAAGGAAGTCAAGGTTACGGAGGTTGTCGAGGTTGAACGGGAGCCGACGTGGTGGGATAAGACACGTTTCTATGGTTTCTACGCACTCGCGCTCCTTGCCCTGATAAAGTATAGGCGAAAGGTATTTTCTCTGCTCTCGAGCATTTTTAGGCTGTAATTCGCACCATTCTCATAATAATTTGCTACCTTTGCACCCGCAAGCCCGCGAACGCGACGGACTGCGGGTGTTTCCGTTTCGCTATGGTTGCACCCTGAATGTTACACTTTTGTTGCTGATTTGTTGCTAAACGTCGTGCGAAATCGTTTCTTTGTATTGATTATCACCAAGTTACACCGATTGTCTGACATTCTGCGTGGGAAAGTAAGGCAGAATTTTACGAAAGCATTTCGGGTATAAATCAGATATAAATTATGCAAAATAAACACCCTGTATACGGGGCTTCTGCTAAACTTTCATAAATCAGGGTTATTTTGCACGGGTATGCTTTGAGTTATCGTATTTTTGTTGTTACTTTGTTGCGCGAATAAAGATAGCAACAAATGAGCAACAAAGAAAATTCCAAGGAACCTGTGCGCCTCAGACAGCGCACAATGCCGTCGGGCAATATCAGTTTGTACCTCGACGTGTACCTGAACGGGAGCCGTTCGTATGAATACCTGAAGCTGTACCTTGTTCCTGAGAAAACGAGGGCTGACAAGGAGAAGAACCGCGAGACGTTGAAGTTGGCAGACGCTATCAGGGCGAAGCGTGTCATTGAGGTGCGCAACGGACTCTACGGTTTTCAGAAGCAGTTCGTCACCAACACCCGTTTCTTCGACTACTACCGTAGCCTGTGCGAGAAACGTCACGGCAATCAAGAGAGCCGAGGGAACTGGGGTAACTGGTATTCGTGCCTGCACCACTTGAAGAAGTACGAGAAGCGGGAAAACATCACTTTCGAGGAGATCACCCCTGAGTGGGTTCAGGGCTTCCGTGACTATCTCGAGAACGAGGCCTGCGCATGGACGCATGACTACCGCAAAAAGCTAAAGGACAAACCTCTTGCCCGCAACAGCAAGGTCAGCTACTTCAATAAGCTGCGTGCCTGTCTCAATCAGGCATTCGAGGAGCGCATCATTGCCGTCAACCCGTTACGCGGTATAGAGGGCTTCAAGGCTGAGGAGGGTACCCGTATGTACCTGACTATCGACGAGGTGAAGCTGCTGGCACAGACACCGTGCGACTACCCACAAATCAAGGCGGCTTTCCTTTTCTCATGTCTGACAGGACTCAGACGCTCAGACGTACTCAGGCTGACGTGGGGCGACGTGTACCAGCAAGGAGAGTTCACCCGCATTATCTTCAAGCAGAAAAAGACCAGCGGGCAGGAATACCTCGACATCACACCCGAGGCGTTGGAGCTTATGGGAGAGCGGGGAAAGCCTACGGAGTACGTCTTTCAAGACCTCCATTCCCCTTCTTGCACCAACAACACTATCAAGCTGTGGGTGGCACGGGCTGGCATACCGAAGGAGATAACCTTCCACTGCGCAAGACATACATTCGCCACGATGATGCTTGACCTCGGTACGGACATCTACACCGTCAGTAAGCTGTTAGGCCATCGGGAGCTTACCACGACGCAGATCTACGCCAAGGTGCTTGACAAGAACAAACAGGCTGCGGTGTCGAAGATACCCTCCATACTCAGCTCCGAGGGCGATAAAGAGGGATAGAGAGAAGCATTCTGCCTCTCTCTTATCCTTCTTTATAGAAGCCACCACGGCCAGTAAGGAGCCACTGAGCAGACACCCCGTAGTCGTTTACAAGGTAGGTCAGCCAAGCTGGCTGGAATATGTCACGGCTGGGGTCTTTCTCCAGCGTGTTCAGGTTCCAGCGGTTGATGTCATACTCACGGGTAAACGTCTGCTTGCCCCGTATCTTCTTATCGTCTTTGAGCCGCTGCAGGGCTTCAAAGAAACGCTTCACTATTCGTTGGCTATCTGCTGTCTGCATATTTCATCTGATTTATCCATTGCCTCCTTTATTCTCGCGTCTAACTCCTGATTATGGTCGTTCAGACGCTCAATCCAACGCGCACGGGCTTCGGGAGTGAAGTCAGGCTGTTTATGGCCTCGGATGACTTGCTCGTACTCAGCCTGTTCATCAGGCGACATGACGGGTACGAAGCGGTCAAGGTCAAGAACGGCCTGAATATGGCTCAGAGCCTCGTTGTGCAGGTCTATTGCCCTGTGCTCGTCGTAGAGCATGGTTCCCTGACCCAGCAGGAACCAGCGGGCATTTATCTCAGGTAAGGCGGTCAGGACGGCCAGCACGGGCTTCAACCCGAAGTCCGACCCGCGAAGGAGCTTTGCCAGGTACTGAGGCTTGCAGCCTATCAGCTCCGCGAAGTCCTTCTGTTTGCCGCCAGTCTTATAGCGTATAATCTCACGCAGTCTGTTGTTCATAATTCAAGAATCAATTTTCGTTGTCGCTCGCGCAATAAAATCGAGCCGCCTATAAGTTATGTAGGCAAGGGGGAGATATTGCGCAGAGCGGCTTTTTTGATAAAAATAACTCATTCTATAGCAACTACAAATTATTCTATCTATGTTGTTCCAGTAGGGAAATCAGACGGTCTATCTGTTCGTCACGCTTGGCCATTGTTTCAAGCTGGCGCAGTACGATGTCCTGCTGTCGTTCTATGGCCGCAATAAACCGTTCCGTTTCTGTTCCGACGTTTACATTACTACCGTTACCAGCCGCAACGCTTACAGAGTTTTCAGCGGCAAAAGACGAAACATTTTCGCCTCCAGCCCCAAGGCTCTGGAGTAGCTTCAACGAGCTTTCGGGTATGTTCTTCCCCTTCTCCCAGTTCTGCACGGTACGCAGTGAAACACCGCATTTGTCGGCTAAATCCTGCTGTGTCAGGCCGTGCGCTTCACGAAATTTTTTCACGTCCAACATAACTTCCTGAGAATTAAATAGTTACACAATATTTTATCAATTCGCCTAAAAATTTTTATGAATTTTTTTCGCGAAAAATTTGCATATTCGGAAATACTTTCGTAATTTTGCACCGAAATTCTATAAATTCCGCGCAAAGTTACGAAAAAAGAAATAAAATCGGAAATAAACTAATAAGTAAATTTAAGTATTAAACAATTTTTAAGAATTATGGAAGTATTGAAGACTGATTTGCAGCGTGAGCGTGAGCAGCGCGACCTCGCAATCTACTCGGACTACGAGAAGATGATGAGTGTGAAGGGTCAGAGTGCTACCGAGGTAGGTAAGCACCTTATGGCCAAGTACAAAATCCATTCCCTCGGCACTATCTACGTCATTCGTAAACGTGTTGAGGAGCGTCTTAAGAAGGAAGGAGGTATGGCATGACTATCAAGCTCATTAAGAACAGTGTGCTGGCGATAGCAGCCCTGATCTCCTTTTTTGTTCTACTGAGTGAGGAGAGCCATATCAACCCTATGCCGTTCGCTCAGTTCATCCTGATTAAGGTTATAGCCCTTGTGGTTTTCGCAGGCTGCTTGCAGGCTTTTGGTGTGCTGGACGTGAAAGAGTTTTTCAAGGAGGAGAAGAAAGCATGACCAGCGAGGAAATGATGCAGCAGATGATGGCGAGGCTCGAACGCATAGAGAAGCTGACCCTCATAGGAGCCAAGAACACGCTCGACCTTCAGGAGGCCGTGCTTTATACTGGCTACAGCGAGGGGCATATCTATCGCCTGACAAGTGAGCGTCGCATCCCGCACTTCAAGGAGAGCCGCAAGCTCTATTTCGACAAGAAGGAGCTGGACGCATGGATGCAGAAGCAGCGCGTCCTCACCGTTGACGAGATAGACAGTAAGGCTTCAACCTATGTTGCTACCCACTAATCAGGACTTTTTTGTAAATCAAAAGTGATTATAATGTAATCGTTTTATAGCAAAGCCCGAAGCTGTCAGAGGGCGTTTTTCAAACATTTAAGTGATATGGAAAATCAAGAAATCATGGTTGTGCAGCAGGCCGACATGCTGCAGGCGTTGAACCGCTCCGAGGTGGATATGCAGATTGCCACCGCCAAGCAGTACCCGCGTGACTTACAGGCTACCCTCAACAAGATTGAGACCTACGCCACTATGGATAAGGAAACAGCCGAGGACTGTTTCTATGTCCTGCGTCGTAAGGGTGCAGGAGGTCAGGACACCGTTATTGAGGGCTTGTCTGTCCGTATGGCCGAGATCATTGCTGGCGCATGGGGCAACCTCCGCGTCGCTACTCGCATCATCGGCAACGACGGTAAGATGATAACCGCACAAGCCGTCTGTCACGACCTCGAAACCAACTTTGCCGTGAGCAAGGAGGTGAAGCGTCGCATCACTACTAAGAACGGGCAGACCTTCTCGGAGGATATGCAGGTAGTCACTGGTAACGCTGCCGCCTCTATCGCCTTCCGTAACGCTGTGCTGGCCGTCATCCCCAAGGCTGTCACAAAGAAGGTCATCAACGAAGTCAAGAAGGTGGCTCTCGGTCAGTCTATCGACCTCGAACAGAGCCGTCAGAACCTCATAGCATACTTCAACAAGATAGGCGTTACTCAGGAGCAGCTGTTCTTCTACCTCGGTGTGAAGTCCGTCGCTGAGATTGACAAGCAGATGATATTCGAGCTT